GCGGGCAATATGCCCGAAATGAAGAAGATTGACTTCATCTCTGGACTTCAAAAGATGTTCAACCTCGTATTCATTCCCGACCGTAACAACTCGAAGCATCTCTATATCGAACCGCTTGGGGACTACCTAGCATCGGGAGACAAGATAGACTGGACAAATAAGATAGACCTCTCTAAAGATATCCAAGTAGAGCCAACGACAGACCTCCAAGCAAGGACTTATGAATGGACGCATTCGAACGGAAAAGACTTGGTAAATGATCTCGTTCAAAAGAACGCCTCCCGGACGTATGGACGCTATCGGGTAAATGACCCTGAGAACGACTTTGCTTCGGGAACGAAGAAGATTCAAACAGCTTTTGCGCCTCATGTGGTTTCGTATATCCCCGGCACGGACTACGCTATCCATCGGATGCTTGCAGATACCGTAAACGAAGACAAGACCATCAAAGACCCGCTTCCGCGTTTGGCGTTTTGGAACGGAGGCGAGTCGGGTGTTGTCAATTACTACAACGACGCAAACACAGCAGGACTTTCTACCACGCTTTATCCGATGCTCTCGCAGTTCTCTGCGTCTTATCCATCGGTAGAGGATGAAGACCTTTCGTTCGGCGTAGAGCGACCATTCCACCGAGTACAAGCCAACCCCGTAAATACGCTGTATTATAAATACTGGATGCCTTGGGTAAATGAGTTGTATTCTTCGGACGCTCGAATCGTGACCGCTTACTTTAGATTGACAGCTTCGGAGATTGCGACCTTCAAGTTCTCCGATAAGATTTTTATAAAAGACACGTACTTCCGAATTCTGAGCCTATCCAACTACGATCCCACCACAGAGAATATCGTGCAAGTTAGACTTGTGAAGATTCTCGGAGCAATTCGGGATTGCTATTATATACCCGAATCAGCGGATAAGAACGGACAGATTTCGTTTAGCACCCCAACGGGGTCAACTGTGACTTCTCCCTCTCGTCCATGTTGTGAACGATATGGGTATGTATTCGACGACTCAGGTCTTCAGTCCAAGTGTTTCCAAAACTTACCTCAATGAGGAATCTCGATAATCACCGTTATATAGGAGAGGCGATTCAATTGCTACAGAACAAAGGCGAGAAGGTTACTGTCCCGCTTTGGTTCAAGGTTGTTGATTGGGTTGTCGCTGTTCTCTTTGTTTCCGCTTATCTCTTTGCTGCATTTAAACTCATCCAATGGCTGCTTCTCAAGATATTCTCTTAACGTACAAAACGGACACGGGAGAGGTCACCAAGTCACTTGACGAAATCGTTTCGGGGCTTGAGGGCGTAGATAATAAAATCGAGGAAACCGCCCAAGGCACGAAGAAGGTTGAGGCGGGACTAAAAGCGACGGGCAAAGCGGGGTCGATTGGTTTTAACGCTATCGGAGGAGCTATCAAAGCGACGGGCATTGGCTTGCTTGTCGGTATTGTAGCCAAACTGATTGAGAAATTCACAGAGAACAAGAAAGTCGCGGAAGCTCTGGAGGTTGTCTTTGCGGGAATTGGTGCGGTTATCAATACGCTTTTTGAAGTTGTTGAGCCGTTGGGAGACGCTTTGATAAATGCCTTCAATAACCCGGTGGAGACGCTGAAGAACTTTGGTAAAATTATCAAGGAGAACATCATCAACCGCTTTGAGGGATTACTTGAGTTTATCCCTGCGGTTGGGGAGGCAATCAGTCTAGCTTTTCAGTTAAAGTTTAAAGAGGCCGGAAAGGTAGCAGCAGACGCAGTCGGGAAGATAGTTCTCGGAGTTGAAAACGTAACTGATAAGATAGTCGCAGCCGGAGAAGCAATCGGAGAATTTGCCACCGATTTCGTGGATTCCACAAAGACCGCGATTACCTCCTCTAATGACCTTGTAAAAGCGCAGCAAAGACTTCGGGATCAACAGCGCGACTTGAATGTTGAGTACGCACAAGCACGGGCAGAGATAGAACAACTCAAGCAGAAGAGAGACGACGAAAGACTCTCGATTGAGGAGCGTATCGAAGCGGCTCAAATGGCTTCAGATTTAGACCAAGAGTTCGCAGACAAAAGAGAGGCCATTGCCAACCGCGAGGTAGAGTTAGTTCAAAGAGAAATAGAAATGCAAGGCGAGACGGTCGAAAGACTCGATACACTTGCAGAGGCACGTATCGCAGCGGCTGAAGCTGCGGAGTCAAGTGCAGCCGTCCAGACGGAGTTGATGACCTCTATCTACGGACTCGAACAAGAGGCAATCCTAATTGGAGAAGAAAAGATAGCTAAAGAACTAGAAGCGGCGGAAACACGAAACCGACTAGCTCAAGAAGAAAGCGATAGAAAAGACGCGGACGCGGCAAAGGACAAAGCAAGAGACCAAGAAATTCAAGACGCAAAATTTCAGATTGCCTCTCAGGGTCTCGCCGCTTTATCGGCTTTATCAAGTGCGTTTGCTTCCAAAGACGAAAAGAACGCAGAACGACAATTCAAAATTCAAAAGGCGTTGAGCCTTGCAAGTGCAACGGTATCGAGTACGGAGGCTGTCATTAACGCGTACAAGACCGCGCAAGGAAGCCCGTTCACGTTATTAAACCCCGCTTACCCTGCTATCCAAGCTATTTTGGCGGGTGCATTTGGAGCGGCTCAAATTGCCACCATTGCAAGGAGCAGTTTTCAATCACCGGGCGCACCAAATCCTGGAGCGGGTGGAGGTGGACGAGGTGGTGGAACTGCACCAACCCCAACCTCCCCACAGCTCGACCTCTCTTTCTTAGGAGGTGGAGCAGGGCAGGATGGATTCAGAACGTATGTCATCGCTTCCGAGGTTTCTAACTCTCAACAAGCGAATCAAAAAATTAACGACCAAGCAGCACTAGTAGGATGAACATCATAGAACTAATAATCGATGAAGAAGCGGAACTCTACGGAGTCGACGCTTTGTCATTAGTAGAACACCCCGCTATCGAGTCTGATTGGGTAGCGATGAAGTCTCAAGAGTTTACTTTCAAAACTCAGGACGAAGAGAAACGCATCGTAATGGGTGCGGCTCTCATTCCCGACAAACCCATCTATCGCAAAACCGAGGAAGAGGAGTATTACGTGTACTTCTCAAAGAAGACCGTCCGACGGGCTATGGAGTTATACTTCAAAAACGGCAATCAAGCCAACGCCACCCTTGAGCATGAACACGCTATCAACGGCTTGCACCTCGTAGAGAGTTGGATCGTCGAAGGAGAGCAAGACAAAAGCCGTATTTACGGACTTGATGTCCCGGTTGGCACTTGGATGGTTTCAATGAAGGTAGAGAATGACGCTATATGGGAAAAGTTTGTGAAGGAAGGCAGCGTGAAAGGCTTCTCGATAGAAGGTTATTTCGCGAACAAGTTTGAGCTTTCTCAACAGAAACCCATCACAAGCGATTTAGAGCTTCTTACAGACATCGAAAAGGAACTCGCACTCGATTACCTAAAAAATCGCATTACAAGTAAGGATTGACCCCTCTAAATCGTTATTAATACAAATCCCAGAAGATGAATCTAAAAGAACGCATCTCCGACCTCTTCGAAAAGTACAGCGTGGAACTCGCTGTCGAAGAAAAGGAGGAACAAGTTTCGCTGATGGCTACCGCCGTCCTAGAAAGCGGACAAGAAATCATGACCGACGCAGACGCTTTTGCTGTCGGTGTCGCTGTTTTCGTTATGAATGACGAGAACGAACGCATCCCTCTTCCAGATGGGGACTATCAACTCGAAGACGGCTCTATGCTCGTCGTCGCTGAAGGTACTGTCTCTGAAATGAAAGACGCTGAAGCTCCCGCTGAAGAAGTGGTTGAAGAAGCGACTGAAGAAGTCGAGGCATCCGCCGACATGATTACTCGTGAAGATGTTGCTTCTATGATTGCTGACGCAGTCTCTGAAGCCAAAAAAGAATTCTCTTCTCAGATTGAGGAACGTGACAACAAGATCACCGAACTCAGCAAACAAACCACCAAGACAATCTCTCGCGCTCCCAAAATGGAAGTTGCGAAGCCCGTCGACCTTTCAAAGTTATCAATCAAGGAGCGCGTCGCTGCAATCCACAATCAATTCTCTCTATAATGGCTAACAACGCTACAGTTGGAGTCGGTACTTACGCCGGCGAAGCGGCACGTCCTTACGTTGCTGCTGCGGTTTTGTCTGCGGACACTATCGCAAATGGTTATATTTCTACACTTGAAAATGTACACTCGAAAGCGGTTCTCCGCAAGTTCTCAGGAGTAAGTATGGCGGCAGCAACCTGCACCTTTACTCCGGGCGAATCAAACCCTCTAGTTTTAGGAGAAGCCGTCTTAGAAGCTACTGCGCTTCAAGTGAACGAGCAAGTCTGCAACAAAGACCTTCGCGCTACTTGGGAAGGTATGCAAATGCGAGGACAGTCTTCAAACGCTCCTAGTGATTTTACTACTTTTGCTGCTCAATACGTAGCCGCGAAAGTTGCTGAAGGTGTAGAGCATAACATTTGGGCGGGTAATTGGAAGCAAGTTCTTGACGAATCTGCACCATACTCAAGCTTTACGGGCATCGTTCAAAATATCACCGCAGGTTCACCCGACCGCGAGACTGTAAGCGCGTTGCCATTGGCAGCGGCTACTGTCGCTTCTACCTCAGTAGGTATCCTTGACGCTTTAGCGCTTGTCACCGGAGGCGCAGAAGGCGCACCTTCAACGATTGCCGGAGACCCGAACACCAAGATTTTCATGAGCCGCGCGTCTGCTCAGTTGTACTATCAAGCTATCGCTGCTGAATACAACCTGCCTTTCTTGAATGATGGTTTGGTTGCTCGTTATGCAGGCTATGACATCATTACACCGGGTGGATTCCCTGACAACGTTTTGCTCATCTCGAAAATTGACAACTTGTACTTTGGTACGGACTTGTTGACTGACCACATCCAAGCTTCTGTTTTGGATTTGACGGGTGTAACGGGAGACGATGTGACTCGTGTCATCATGAAGTTCTCAGGGGGTACGCAAGTCGTAGACCTTGATGGATTGGCTATCTGGCGCACCGAGACCGCATCCTAATTTATTGGGGAGGGGCTTAAATCCCTCCCCTTAATTCCTCTATCACATGGCTTGTACATTAACAATCAACGGCAGGGCGTTTCCCTGCAAGGATAAAATCGGAGGAATCAAGCGCGTTTGGATTAAGCAATTCGACGCGACTGATTGGGGGACTATTACGGCGGGTGTAGTTGCTGCGGGAGCTACGATCGAAGTATTTGGTTTCGAACTCACAAAGAATTCAGGTTCATTCCAACAAGCGGTCAACGCTTCAATGGAGAATGGAGTTGTTTTCTATTCTCAAGTTCTTGAGATGACTATGCCAAACCTCATTGCAGCGGACAACGTAGAAGTTGCCGAATTGCTCAAGGGGCGTTTGACTATCATCGTTC